TAGGTAGACATTAGCGTAATCAGTACCAGTGATGCGACCTAGATCGAATTGATTCTTAAGCTGAGTATTCACAGCTTCCATCAAATCATCAAAAGCACCGTCTCCAGTAACTACTCCGTCAGTTGTAGTTAAATTGGAAGTTACATCACTGATACTGATAGCCATTAAGTATTGCCCCTAGATTTTTGAGCTGCTGCTAAGTCTGCAAGTTCCTTCTCACTAAGCGGAGGAAGAACCTGTACGTTGTACATTTTAGCGATATAAGGCTCCATAGCTGTATCGCCATTAGGCATTTTCACTGATTTAAACTTCTGCATTTGAGCATTCTCAATTTGCTTATAGACAGCATTGGGTACATGCCACCCTTCTTCATTATTGAAAGGTACGAATTTTTTAATAGATCGTCCCTTATTAATCTTCGAACTACAAACTGTAAAAATCCCACCGGGAAGAGCAGCTTTGACAGGGTCATTAGGACTTACAATAATCCTAACCAACCTCATAGCTTCCTGCTCCCGAGAAAGTTTTTTCTTTTTAGGTGCAGTTGTAGTAACTTTCACTTCTTCTTTGACTTCTACGGTATCCGTAGCTTTTGCCATTTTTTTCTCCTCATACGTACCATCCATTACTGCTTGTAGAGTAGTTTTAAGTTTAGCTACTCCAGTTTTATGATGCATAGTAACTCCGTGAGATTTCAACTCTTCACGTAGATCTTCTACTTCCATACTATCAATGTCCATACTAGTTCCTTATGTGTTAAGTAATGCCCCCTCTGGCTTACGCCTTCGGGGGCTAGATTAGCTAACTACTTATACAGCAGTCAGGCAAGTCCAAACGATACCAAGACGTTCAGGACGCAATGCCATGAAGCCATAGTACCACTTGATGCTGTAGAAGCCCTTCTCACCATAAGGGTCGTTCAGGTCAGCAATGTCCTTACCCGGCTTCTTATGGTTGATTACGAACTTCACACTCTTACCATCAGTCTGGAAACCGATAGTAGTGAATGCACCATCACCAACAACAAGCATTGGATAGATGTCAGCACCGTTAGTACCGTCACCAGCAGTATCAGCAGCAGAAGCACCACCAGCTTCGTCATACTGCATCTCAGGTACTACAACGATACGGAACTGACGAACAGAACCGATCTCACCGTTGAGGATAGTTCCTGCAGAAGCATACTTCTCTACTGGGACGAAAGCAGGATTGTTATTAGCATCCAGCATATCTTCCACAACAGGAATCAGCTCAGAACCGATGAACATGACTCGACCACCAGCGATAGTCTTCGTATCAATCATACGAGAACCAGCAATAATCTTGGTCTTCTTAGGAGTCTTGTTATCATCCAGAGCAATAGATAGCTGACGCAGATCGTTATAAGTAACAACCTCATCTACTTCAGTCTTAGCAGTACCACCCATGTAGTAAGCAGTACCATTAGAAGTAGCCTCAGTGATCAAGTCAGCCTGAACCTCAGCCTCACTCAACTCATTAGCACCAACTACAGCTTCCTCAGTGATGTGAGACAACAGCTCAGCATCAGAATCAAAGTCCATAGACTCCTGAGTATACTCAGTGAAGAAACCACGCTTATACAGTTCACCTTCGATTTGGAGGCGAGTGAAACCAACACGGTTAACTCGACCACCATTCTCAGTTAGAGCTGGGATCTTAGCCTTGATAGTACCGGTATCTTTAGAAGAGCCGTAGATATTACCGTCAGCAATGGTAGCACCAGAAGCGTTAAGACCTTGGTCATTAACATTTCGGTCATCAAGCAGTGGAACGTAAACGTCCTGCTTAATCTTCTTACCCATATGCTTAGGCATTGCACGAACATCTGCCAAAGGCATGAAGTACTGTTCATCACGAACAGCAATCAGCGCCTTCTTATGATAGTAATCGGTACGAGCCTGTGAGCCGATAGTAGAAGCACTACCACCTGCCGGATCATTATAAATATGTGCCATTTTTAAAACCTCATAGTTTTACGATAAAAAAATGCCTAGGGTGCCGAGAACTTCTTCATAAACTCTTCATCAGAAAGTCCTAAGAAATCATCACTAGATTCTTTCTTGGCCGGTGCCCTAGACTTAGTCGTAGCTGCAGCTTTTCGTTTTTGTTTAAGCTTAGCATCCGACTTAGCCTTTACATCACTCGATACAGTTGAATCAGATTGTGGAGGTTCTTTCCCGTCCTGTATTAGTGCTCCTGTTTGAGCTAAGTATTCAGCGGCTTGTCTGTAGGCAATTACATCAGGTACACCGTTCAATCTACCTAATGTCTTTTCCTTTTGTACAAGCTCATTGACCCTCTCAAAAACACCATTTTGTATGTGAGTATCGATAACCCCAATAATTCCTGGGTTATCAGAAACAATGTTCTTACTTTCAGCATCCCAATCTTTAGACATTACATCAATGGTTTTACTAAAAGTCTCACTATCTTTAATGGCATCTAAGGCTTGGTCAAGTTCATACTCCTTATCAGTTACACCATACTGGTTAGGGTGATACTCCACATCTTTATCAGTATCAATATCTAAAGGATCTACCCCACTTTCTTTAATAAGCTTAGCAACTGCAGCAGGATCTTTCTTAGAGAGATCAATGAGATTATTTAGTTTGTGTTCATCTAGCAAACCATTATTCTCAAGCATCTTTACCATTTTTAAATTAGGCTTCATTGAAGCCATCTTTTTCTGGTAATTAGCACCCATCTGCATTAGACGGATTGCATCCTCTGGACTGTCAACCTGCATTTCAATGCCATTGGCTTTGAAAGGAGACATCACCTTTCTATACGCACTTTCGTAGTCTACTTCTTTAGTTTCCGGGGTATCCCCCTCTGTGTCAGATTCAGTATCACTACTAGTATCAAGAGACTCTGGCTCGTTACTATCAGTTTCAGGTTCGTGCTCCGTCTGGGTATCCCCGTCTGGTTGGCCTACTTCTTCATCTTCAGCTTCTTGCTCAGGTTGCTCCTGTGCTCCACTATCCACTTCCTCTTCGGAAGCTTCAACATCTTCAGTAGATTCTTCATCTACTGTGTCAGTATTCTCTTCTTGTTCATCAACTAATTCTTCCTCAAAAGAAGAAGCAGGTTGATTTAAAAATTCTTCATCAGATAGTTCTAAGGCATTAGCTCCACTCATGAGTTAAGCTCCTCTGCCAAAATCTCTTCTCTAGTATCCTCAGCCTCTTTAAGAGATTCTTCCATCTGATCACCTTTAGTAATCTGCCAATCCATATATGCACTAAACGAGCTGATAGCATACAAGTCACGATCAATATTTGAGTTAATCTGATCTGTAATATTAGGCGCACTTTTTAAAAGTACAAGTCGAAGAGACTCATTTTTAATATACCCCTCTAGGAATACTTTCTGGAAGTCAGCATTATCCTTTAGACGCAATAATGCATCACGTAGCCCTACCTCTTTTTTAGCTAATTCAATGCTCACTTCAACCTCTTGCATTTCGCTCATTACTAAAGTCCTTATGTGGTTGGTTGGTAAAAACTATATTACTACTGTTATATATTTAACGAATCTAAGGCTCTATTGTCAAGTCCTTGTAATCGGTCAAATTCTTTTTGCTCCATAGTTTGTGCATGTGCCAACTTCATTTGCTCTTCTTTATTGGCATCAGCTACTCCAGACTCTTTAGTAACAAAGTCTAGATCATTAAGGTCTGATTTACTATGAAGATCCCTAGTCTTAGCTTGTTTAAGGGCAATATCTGCTTCATTCTCCTTAGCCTTAGCACTCTCATTAGCAACCTGCGCTTCTAATAAGGCAAGTTCCAATTGTGCTTTTTGCTGCATCATTGGATCTGGTTGGGGTTGATATTCCTCAATACGCTTAGCTAATTCAGGCATTTTACGTAGTTTAGCAATGTCAGCTAGAATCATTTTGGACATTGCTGGATCCATACCGTTACCCATAGTCTGTAGCATAAAGCTCAGTTCTTGGGCTTTATCGTTATCAGCTTCTGCAGTAGAGATATTTAACTTAATATCATACTTACCACTTAAGTCTTCACGATTAATCTCCACAAACTGTTCGTTAGTAACCCGAATGATTTCAGAATCATCTAAGAATTCTGAGTTCATGGACATTACTTTACGGCCAATCTTAATAATTCCATCAGCCAATCTACGAAGAATACCTAATTCTCGTTTACTTGTAGCATCTAGAGCAGACCGGATACCTGTAGCTGTATTACCTAAAGCTTGGCCTGAAATACCAGAACTAAATGCTTTAACCCCTGTAAGGCTTTCTGCATCTTCATTCTGCAATCCCAACATAGTAAGAGCACTTTGAGGAATCTCTGGATATGCACCCATATGGAAAGCCTGACGAGGATCTACGCTACTATTAAACTTGTAGTCATCACCATTCTCAAATTTACGAGCATTAATAACATCTAGAGCATCCTTACGAATACCCTGTTGACCATTAGCACTTCTACCTAAGATATCAATCATACCTCTGGTAACAGCACCAATAATCTTTTGGTTATCTTCTAAGAGATACCCATCAGGTTGCCCGTATACTTCCTTACGTACTGGTAGATACTGTTCTAGAATGAATGGAAGCTCTTTATCTGGGAATGGAGTCTCTTCTAAACGAATAAGAGTATTACCTATCCATGTAGCTACAAAAGGCTCTACTTCGCCAGTACCGTGAATATCCCAATATCCCCAATACTCATAAGCAATAAGCTTCTTACGAGGTTCATCTTTAAACTCAAAGCTACTATCACTATCATTTACTTTATGATCTGGGTCAGCTAACACACCATTGTCGTTAACATTAACTAAATTTAAGTTCTTATACCTAGTATCCTTCTTGAGATCACTCATAGATGTCTCAAAGCTGTAGATAATAAATTCAGCTTTAGAAATATCACCATTACAGGTAGGGTCAATAACTACATTGTTATAGTCACATACTTCAAGAGTAGGTTGATTCTTGATAGTAACCATTTTAGTTACCATCTCTACTCCAGTTTGTACTTGCTGCATTACCTCAGCATTTTGTTGAGGATCGAATACAGCTTTAGTCTCTACAGTAGGAACTTCAACTTCTCGTTCCTCTTCTTCAAATTCCCAACCGACTTTTACGATTACAGTACCTTCATCAACTGCAGTACGGACATACTCATCAATGAACTTAGTCTTATCGATCTTACAGTTAAACTGGTAGTTAAGAACTAAACCATTCTGTTCTGCAGCTTTCTTATCTTCAAAGGTTACTGGGGATGTATTGAAGAGGTCATCAGTAGACAGGAAAGGCTCTGATAAAGCTGCATAACGCCATTCAGCTTGCTTACGAATGACTTTAGGAACAATCTTAGATCGTCCCTTTTTAGTCTTAATCTTTTGAGTACCTTTAAGATTATCTAACCAATTATCTACATCAGTGATGTGGGAATCATGGAAAGGTTTAGCTTCTTGGTAGTCCTGCTT